CGATGCGACCCATAGCCGCATCTCTTTGCATCGCGATTCCTTGCGCCGTATCGTTTCCGTGCGTGTCGTCGCCGCTTACGGCGGGATAAGCGCCCGTGAGTAGCTGGGCGAATTCATCGCGGAGCTGAAGAATCCAAGGCATGAGGGATACGGGTACTTCGAGCTGCTCTTCGACGTAGAACGCCTTCGACAGATCGCCATCAGGGGGGATAGCCGCCAGCTTGAGGTACGAGCCGGGGATGTTCGTCTGCTGGGAAAGCGCTTCCATCGCCACGTATTCGGGGTTGCACCATTTGACGGGGATGGTGTTCAAAATCGTGCGCTGCATCAGCTCTACGGCATTGTTGAGCTTCTTCTGTACGGGAACGAGGCTCGAACCGATTGAGTTGCGGTGCATTCCGTCGCCGCTGAATGCATGGACGAGCGTGATTTCGTCTTCGAGGTGGCAAGCACGGGCTTCGCAGAAGGTCTTGCCGATGAAAGTGACACAAACGCCATCGGGGAAGGTGGTTTCGGCTTCCGTGCGGAGTTTCTCGTCTTCGATTTCGATGAATGCTTCGGGACGCAGCCAAGTACGCTGCCAAGTGCAGTTCCATTGGAGGGAATCAGCGCCCGTACCGGATGTGGGTCGCATGCCCTGCATACAGGCAACACGGGCGAGACGTTCGAATTCGGATTCTGCGGCGGGGGCACTACCGCAACGGATTTCCTTCGCCTTGTCGGGGTACATGGCCTTCGCCACGATCAAATCGACTTCGTCCGTCACCTGGACATAGAAGCACTTCTTCAAGTCGTGGCGAATCTGGATAGGGAGCTTGGTTTCGAGCGTACCGTAGGCGGTAAGCTCCTGCTTATCTGCCTTCTCATCGTATGAAGTGACGATCACGGCGCGACCGTCCGTGTACAAATATCGTACGATGTCTTCCTGTAGGGAAATGGTGTTGTTGGTCCGCTCGATGATGTATTTCATCGTGTTCGCGGCGGATGCGGCCACGAGGTCGGTCTTCTTCTTGTTGTCTATCGGGAAGAAGCGAACAGAGGGGTTGTTCTGGGTCAGGACGCCGAGAAGCTGTAAACCATAAGCTTGATAAATGTTGGTTTCGTCGATTGCTTCATCCCCGCCGCCCTTGGCGGAGAATGTCAGGCCCTCACCGGCGAATGCCCACTGACCATAGGCACCTTCGTCGAGGTATTGGTGACCGCGCCAGAAATAGCGCTGCTCCCATGCATCACGAACTTCCATGCGGCGGGATACCAGGTCACGGACGCATACCTTGTTGAATATGACGTTTTCGAAGGCTTTTTCAAGCTCATCGGAAATAGCGTTAGGATCGGTTTCTTCCGTGTCGGAGGATTCCGCCCCTTGAGTCTCTTCCGTGTCGTCGACCTGATCCCCTTCCGGGGAGGTCATGAATGTTTTCGATGCCATTAGCGATTCGCTCTGCCCTTTGCATACATCAAAGCCATGCGTGCGCGTTCCCCGACCTTGCCGGAGGCATGTTCCTTCTCGTGGGCAAACTCGGACGTTGACTCGCCCTTGCGGGCTGCGGCTGCGGCGAAGATGCCCTTGGTTCCGGACTTCTTCTCACGCTTGGATTCCTTCGACATCCACATGCTACTTGCCATTTTTTCTCTCTATTGCCCGGAACTGAGGCTGCGTCCAGGGCATCTTTAAGCCTGCGGAAGCTCGGGAGCCTCGTTGTCCAGGGAATCCATGTCGGTCGCTTCGCCCGGCTGCGTCGGCTCGGTTTCGCCGAACATGGCCTTGGAATGCTCGTGGGCGGAATGGACATCGTGTCCCTTGCTCTTGTGCTTGTGTCCGTCCGCGTGATGAGATGTGACGGTGTGCTCGCCGCTGGTTTCATCCTTGGCGATCACGGTGGTGTGGGCTGGGCCGTGCTCGGCGACGACGGACTCGTGGTCCTGGTCGTCTTGTCCCTTGTCCTGGCCCTTATCCTGGCCGAAGCCGGGCTTGGAACCGGCGGAACCCTTGGCACCGAGCATCCCGTCGTATGATTTGCCCATGCCTTCGTGCGCGAACTCTTTTCCGTCTCTCGCTTTGAATGCCATTTAGTTCTCCTTGATTTCCTGTATCGTGGGTTGCGGTTCCGCGAATTCCCGATTGTGGAGTGAAACCTTGATGTCGTCCCACACACGCGGTCCGTTGTGGACGGCGAACGGGGCATCCTTGACTCGCTTGACTACCTCGGGCGTGGGCTCCGCCGGTTTGGCTTTGGCTACGGCTGCAAGTTCGAGCCGTTCTATCTTCACCCGGAGGCGGGAGTTGTCCGCTTCCAGGTAAGTCACGTAGCGGCTGAAGAACACGGCGTCGTAACAGGAACGGAGATATGCACAAAACTCAAGGAAGCTCTTGCTCATACGGATTAATACTTACCAGAGCTTGCGGCGGGGGACGGGCACCACGAGGTCCCCGCCCTTGTGAGCCTGTTGCCACCGAAGGTCCATCATGTACTTCTGCGTGTTGTTCTTCGCCTTGCTGAGGTACTCTTCCTTTTCCACGTCCTGCGGAATCTTCCCGGGAGAGAGATAGCCCTTCAGGGTGTAGCGGAATGCGTCGGCGATGTCGTCTTCTACCGTGCCCGCTTTCTTCAAAATGTCGCCCGTTTTGTCGGGGTCGTGCGCCAGGATAGGGATGGTCCCGATGAGCTGCGGGCAGGTGTCCGCGATGACGAGGTTGTCGGAGGCGAACAGGTTATAGATGAGTTTCCAACCGCCGGTCCGGTCCGTGTCGGAACGGGTGAGTCTCGGCAGGGACAGCTTGATGAGTTCGTCGCCGAGCTGGTCTGCCGTAGTACGGACGCTGCTTCTCTGGGCGAACTGTTCGTGGGAGAAGAAGATGTTGGCGAGCTGCTCTCCCGGCTGCATGACCTTCCGCATCCGGGCGGCTATTTCCTTTTCCGTCTTGTGGTAGAGGATTTCCTCGCGATAGATGCAGTTGACCGTCTTCATTCCACCGGCACGCATCACGTCCACCTTGGCGGCCCACAGGATGACGGAGGCGCTACCCTGGTTCTGCGGTGCGAAGCCGTAGTCGAATCCCGCCCATCTCGGGTGCCACGTCTGGAACTTGAGTTCGTTGTAGGGGACGACGTGTCCGCCCATCTTCGGATTGAAGTTGGAGAAATAGGCTCCGCTTACTTCATCCATGTCCCCGAATAGGTTCTTGCGGACATCGGCTTCCGTGCCCATTTCCAGGTTGGCGATGTAAGCCTGATCGTTGGCATATGTGGGGTTGTCGTAGACGGTGCTGTGGACGAAGAAGTAGTCGTCGGGGTTGTACACGGACATGCCGCCGTACGGTTCCTTCAGGACGAAGAGCTTCTTGATCCAGGGGAAGCCGAAGTTGATGGGGTTCGTGGCGAGAGACATGCTCGGACGGACCGGCTGACCGTTGATGTCGAACTTGATGGGGCAGCGATTGCGGCGTGCGAGGGCCATCCACACGGCGAAGCTGAATTCCCCGGCCTCTTCCAGCCCGATGAATACGTACTCCGTGGACAGGTACTGGTTCACGTCCTTGTCCATCTCGCAGTATCCGAAGGTGAGTTTCGATCCGTTGGGGAAGTTGACGACGTGCTTGGAGTTGTTGTATTGGCGCTTGCCGCCGTACACCCACTCGGGGATTTTGAGGAACTGGCGGATTACCGATTTTTCCAAATCCGGAAAAGTGCGACGAATGATAAGGCAGTCGCATCCGGGGACGAGAAGGCAGTATCTGAGGGCTTCCACGATCTGGGCAAAGGTCTTTCCGCCGCCCATCCCACCGATCTGAGCACGGAACTTGCATCCGCTTTCGTGGTAGAGACGCTGTTTTTCCCGGTCATCGTAGAATTCACTGAAAGAGTGATGTTCCTCTATGTCCAGTACTTCATCTGGCATTATTCACCATGCTCGGTATACCCCTCGACGACTTCCGCATCTTCGATGGTCTCGGCTTCCAAGGCAGGGGATGGCTTCCGTGGTGCCATGTCGACGTGGACGTGTATCTGTCCCGCGACGGCGAGGTTGTCTTCTTCGGCTGAACGGGGCTTGCCGTCGACCACGGCGGATACGGCGGCATAGATGCGTGCCTTTTCCTTGTACTTGCCGTCGCCTTCGCAGATGGCCTGGAATTGCTCGTAGGCGGCTTTCTCCCACATCGTCTTGCACTTGAACTTGGCGAACTCCTCCGGCGACATGTTCCCGAACATAATTAAGGGATCACGCATGTGCTTGGACTTCGGGCGTCCGCCGGGATTGCCGCTTTGACCCGGCTTCCATGGTATGATGCCAGGGTGCATTAGAGGATCGTCTTAATGCGTGCCACGACGGTCTTGGCGTCGGTTACGGCATCCGCTTCGATCGAGGTTAGTTCCGTCTTGACAGCCGCCTTGGCGGTTGCGCTTCCGACGAAGTAGAAAACGATTGCCGCTACGACTGCTACCGCTACAAGTGTGAGAATCATTGGTGAATGCCTCCAGTGCTTAATACTTATGCGCTCGTACGTGTCCGGAAGCTCATAAACGACAGAATGATGGTGTTCGACGTGTTGTTCTGGACGGTCGGGTAATAGCTGTTGGCCGTATCGTCGTACACGTTGATGGTGCCGCTGTTGCCCTTCGTCGAGCTGAATATAG